AACTGACGCATTTTGTACGTCTAAGTAGACTAGGTTGCCGGTAATTGTTAGGTTACCGCTTACGCCCACGTCACCTGTAATGTTTGCGCCGCCGGTTGTGACCGTTAGTGCACCGCCGATGTTAGCAAAACCGCTTGTCGTTAGATTAGCTAGTGTGCCGACGCTTGTGATGTTGCTCTGTGCGGCTTCTGTTACATAGCCTGCCGTGTTAGCGCTACCAGAACTTGTTGCGAATGTTGCGTTTGCGACTGTGCCGCTTACGTTAGCACCATCAACGCTATATGCTGTACTTGCTGAAGATACTGTACCTGATACATTAGCACCATCAACGCTATATGCTGTGTTAGCAGTAGAGGCTGAAGATACTGTACCTGATACGTTTGCTCCATCGACACTGTACGCTGTACTTGCTGAAGATACTGTGCCTGATACGTTTGCTCCATCGACACTGTACGCTGTGTTAGCACTAGCAACAGTTCCAGAAATATTGGCCGCATCAACTGAGTATGCTACATTAGCACCAGCAACGTTACCAGAGACGTTAGCACCATCAACTGAGTATGCTACGTTAGCACTACCAACTGTACCAGAAACGTTAGCACCATCAACCGAGTATGATGTACCAGAGATGTTTGCGTAGTTAGCACCACTTACGTCACCAGTGACGTTAGCACCTGCTAGTGCTGTTAGTGAACTACCATTACCACTGAATAGATTTGCTGTGAGTGTTCCAGTAGATGCTTCGATTGTAACTGATGCTGTGTATTTGATATTACCGTCGTATATCATTACGTCCATAGCGCCAGCACTACTATTATCTAGTGCTGTGGTCACTGCGTCAGCGAATGAAGCATTAGCAACAGTACCAGAGACGTTAGCGCCATCTACCGCGTATGCTGTTCCCGCAAAGTTTGCATAGTTAGCGTTAGCAACATTGCCTGCTGCCACGTTGCCCCACGTTAGTCCGCCGCTGCCGTCTGTGAGCAGAGCTTGACCGTTACTACCACCAGTGATGTGTAGATTTGCTACGTTGCCTAGCGATACGTTAGCACCAGTGAACGATACTGTGCCGTTAGCAGATAAGCCTGCCGCTACGATATTACCGTTTTGATCGATTACGTCCGTTACTAGTGAGCCAACTGACAGTCCCTTAGCTACGTTGAAAGATTTTAAAGCCATGATTTACCCTTTTTATTGTTATATTTATCGTGACATTACGAATATAGTGTCACTACCAGTCTATAGTCAACTCTGTTAGCTGAGCCTGGTGTCGCTATCACCCGAACTAGTCCGCCGCTTTGATCCATGTAAAATGACGCCATTTCTGAGCCGACTGTTACATTTCCGTACTGATTGTAAGCGGTTTCAGTGCCCTTAGTCACGCTCAACATCTTAGTAATTTGTTTAGAGTTGCCGTCCGCGGCAGTAATATGAACATCAACGCTACTGATTGTGTTAGCAGCCGTGAATAGTACTGTTGGATTCACTGTTGCTGTCATAGCGTCTAGCCACTTAGTAGTGCTAATCGTTGTTGTAGCGTTACCCAGCACATAGTTGTTGCTAGTGAATGCGTTAGCGATGGCGCCACTGTCTGTTACTGTCAGTACATTAGCGACTCCGTTGACTGCGAAGTTTACGTTGCTGTCGGGTTCGATTGATACTGTTGATGTGCCGTTGACGATACTGTTGGGCGATGTTGCTATCGATATGTTTGCCCAGCGTAGGCTACCATTGCCGTTAGTAGTGAGTATCTGACCGTTTTGACCGCCGAAGATTGATAGATTTGCTACATGGCCTAAGTTTGCTGTAGCGCCGACTAGTAGGTTTCCTGTTTTCAACCAGCCATTGAGTTGTAGGGTATCGCTGTCGCTCCAGTATTTGAAGTCTTTGTCCGCGGCGAACTTACCGTCGTTACTGAACTGTACTTCGCCATCTATTGTGCCACCTGGTTTGTTAATTTCGACCTGCTGATTGATGTTGTAGTTTACAACGGTCGTAGATATGTCTAAGTTTGCTTTGTCAGTAGAATTTACTGTTCTACCACCGAGTGGTATTGTGACAACAGCAGAAGTTATTGGTACTAATGTAGCGCCTATTAGTCTGCGAGAGATTGGGGTATCTGCAACTATGGTGGTGAGTGATGTGGGTAAATCTACTGTTCGGGTGACAGTAGGTTCGCTATCGACAGTGGGCGATTGTTGTCTTGTTGACATTATTGTTGTTCGTTATACAGTATTTATCATAAATGGACAAATGCCATGATAGCAGAAAACAAAAAAGCACCCGAAGGTGCTTTAGTGTCTTCCCATCCCGAGGGTTGAAAGTTTCTTTACGATTACTGGAATGTAACGTTTTGGATTGCGACTTCACCTAGGTAGTCAGCGGCGTTACCGAAACTACTTGCTGTGTTTGTCAATTCGATGTAGCCATAACGTGTCATGAACGATACGACTGGTTCGAATGTAGATGGATCTAGAACAACACCACTACTCATCAATGGAATGTATGGGCAGTAGAATGCGGCTGCGTCTGTCTCACTTGAACCTTTGTAACCGACTAGTACGGATGTACCTGTTGGAGCATAAGAGTCAACGAAAACACGCATAGCGTTGTTTAGTGTACCAACGAACTTGGTGTTTGTTGGGGCTTCGAATGTACCTTCTGTTGTACGAGCGAAAGCACTTGTAGTAGCACTTTGTAGTACTGTTAGGGCTTCACTAGAAACAACAGCCCAGTTACCTGCGCCGCGGCGTGTGCGTTGAGCGATTAGGTTAGCTGTACGGTTGATTAGAACTGCTAGAGCGGCGTGCTCGTCACCTACGAATGTAGCTGTACCGGAAACGGTAGCTTGGTTGTATGTGAACTCTGTAGCGGCCAATGAACGTAGACTCAATAGAATCTCTTGGTCGATTTCAGCAGTGATCTCTTGGGCTAGAGCAGCCATGATTTCGGCTTCTACGTCGATACCATGTTGACTCTGTGCGTCTTGAGCGGCTTCGAATGTCCAACGAGCCTGTAGCTTACGACTCTTAGCTTCTACGGCTTGACGTAGAATCTGGACAGAAATTGCTTTACCGCCATTGCCTTCTAGGGCGGCAGTATTAGCACCAGTGTAGCTAGAAGTAGTTGTTGCGCCACTTGCAGCTGTAGAGTATGCTTGAGCAATCTTGAATGGTGATAGTGCTTCTTCACCGGCTGTAACTGGAGTTGCAGCGGCAGATGTATCACCTAGTGTGTTAGCGTAACGCACACGTAGAGTGTGGATTTGACCAACTGGACCTGTCATTGGCTGAACACCTACCAATTCGTTAGCGATAACGGTTGGCATGACACGGCGAATAACTGGAAGAATCACACGGTTTAGCGTAGCGATGTTACCAGAAGTTGTTGTACCGGCTGAAGATTCAGCTAGTAACTGCTTTTTAGTGTTTTCTAAGATAACACTCATTGATGAGCGGCGTGTGCCTTTGAGACCTTCTAGGAGGGCTTCTTTGGTTTCACCCCAACGGCTCTCTAATAGTACTTTTGACATTTATATTCTCCTATAGTATTATGTCGATTTAAAGCCCTGCCAGACGTTTGATATCGATAACGTTGTCACGCTCTTCAATTTCAACTTCTGTCTTCACGGCAGATTTATCCCCAGTAATCGCAACACTCTCACTAAGCACAGACTTTTTAGGTGCGGCTTGTTGAGATTGATTCAATACTGCTGGTAGATATTTTTCGAAAGCGCCCTTTAGCTTTGGTGTCTGGACGCTCTCTAGTAAGTTCTTCATTAGGGTTGCTTTCTCTTCGTTTAGAGTACCTAACAATTCTGTCATGGTACGCTCACGTAGATTAGATTCCTTAATGATGCGAACTTCACGTTCTTTTGATTCAACCAATTGCTTAGTTGTTTCGATTTGTTTCTTAGACTCAGATAGTTGCTGATCTTTAGCGGCGAGTTGACTCATCAACTTGCGTGTTTCTGCTTTCTCGTTCAAGTGCGTAGCACTGAATTCGGCAGCAAATGCTTCGAATAGACGTTGACCAAATGCGCTTTCACGACTTGCTTTGATGTCTTCTTTCAACTGACTGATTTCACCCTTTAGATGTGTGCTTACAGCGTTACTAACACGCTTGGCGCTTTCACTGATGAATTTTGACTTGAGTGCTTCTAGTTGTTGCTTGGCTTCAGCTACTAATTTCACTTTAGCTTCTACAACAGCACGTTTGTCTTGCTCAAACTCTTTGATTTCACGAGCTAGGGCATGAACAACGAATTGTTCTAGCTTCTCACGTGACTCAAGTTGAACTTGACGATCAGCACGTAGTTCGCGGATCTCTTCGGCTAGTTTTGTAACCATGAAATCGTTGAACTTATTTGCGTTTTCACTCAATTTGCGCTGAGCTTTTACGCGGTCTTCATTCATTGCCTGGCGTTCTTGCTGGAATTCATTGATTTCAGCAGATAGACCTTCTGTAACCATCTTATCTAGGGCTTCGACCATAACATTCTTGTCATGTTCGTACTTGCGTGAGTATTCTTCACGTAGTTCACTACGTACCTGTTCGCGGGCTTCGCTTAACTTTGCTTCCCAAGCTTCATTGATAGCTTGAGCAGTTTCAGTGTTTACGATACCGCTTTCAAGTAGTGTATTAATGAATTTATCACTCATTAAATTTCCCCTTTATTGATTTTTAGATCCTTGATCAGACGAGTGACCTCATCTTTCAAGTATCGTTGAACCTCGGGACTCTTACGGTCGCCCTTCAATGCCTCAATCAATCTGTGACCGTGAGGCATGTTCATCAAGCCTTCATAGATCGCTTTTGGATAAGCATTTGGGGCACTCGGTTGAGCCACAATGTCCACAGTGACAATTTCAAAGTCACTGACCTTGCCAGTCATTTCATCAACGTTGCCGCTGCCTCTGCTACTGACACCTAGTTTGACACCAGCACCTAACATTTTAGCGATAACATCGCCCATAGGTGTTGGTAGAATTTTCAATTTACCAAATCCATTTGGACCGTCAACCCACATACTTTCAATCATATGTGATACACGGTCCAAATTGATTTTTAAGTCATCGGGATGGTCAACTTCGCCCAAGACGGAGTTACCGTCCTTGAGTTGTTGTGTTAGAGTCGCAACGGCACGTTCGATCTCATGGACAGGGTAAACACGCTCATTTGCGTTCTTCACCCCGCCCTGGATAAAGATGCCCTTCATATAGAAGGACTTCCCTTGATCGCCCTGCTCACTTTCAACGATGATACCAGCGTTGTTGTAAGTCAGATTTTCACGTAGATACAATGCCATTTGACCTATGTTCCTTAGATACGGCGCTTAGCTGTCTTCTTAGATTCCGCTACTGGACTCTTTGACTTGCCTGGATCTTCACTCTTTGGTGCTGGTGCTTTTGTTTTGAAAGCTGTCTTACCAGCGTTGCCGCCGACTTTGTTGATGTTACCGAAGTCTTCTTCTTTTTCGCCCTTAGAGTAGATGTTACTTGGCTTCTTAGCGCTTGTTGGTACTGTCTCAGCACCGTCAAACTTTACTGGCTTGCCGCCTGTGTCTAGACGCTTTGGGTTTTGTAGTGTTGGACTTTTTGTCTGGTCACCGTTGTCGCCGCCTGGTGCGAACTTGTTGTATGTTGCGCCGCCGACTTGCTTCATTTGGACAGATTCCATGACTTCATCGCCTTCTTCATCGCCCATGTCCATTTCTTCGCCGCCTTCTTCGCCGCCTTCTTCGTCACCGAAATCGTCGCCTTCGCCGCCGAACTCATCAGCACCTTCTTCTTCGCCGCCCATTTGAGCTTCAAATTCTGCCATTAGTTCGTCTAGCTTGTCTTCTAGGTCAACAACGCGGTCTTCTAGATCGCCTTCGCCTTCTTCAGCGC